AGGTCAACGCTGCAGGGCAAATAAAGCCCATAGAGAGAATGTAATGGTGGCAAGGGTAATCAGTAAAGTGAAAGAAGCTTTGGCGGTAATCATTACTGTGACCACATTGCTGTCAGGAGCTATTACCGTTACATGGTGTAAAATAGCCCTTCCGGAAGTCGATAAAAGGATAGTGGAAAAACAGTCTCCGGTTGTCGCTGAACTTAAAAAGCTAAACAGTTCAGTACGATTCCAGACGTACATTCAAATGGGATCTCGGCCTCAGTGCGAATACGATAGCCTGCTGAAAGACTGGAATCGTCTTAATTCCGGAGGGACGGAATGAAATCATCATGGATACTTGTCGGTATCGAATTGGTAGCTATCATGGCATACTTCCTTTATATTTGGCTTTTTCTATGGGGAGGTCCTGAATGATGAAAGAAATGCACCCGATTGCCAACGAAGAATGGATGCCGCTCGACCTATGGGCGAGACTGTTTCCCTACATAGCGCTCGCTGCATGGCACGATGATGGGGCGACCATTAATGACACACTGCACCAGCTTCACGGGCCTGATATGCAGTTTCATCCGGTGCATACCGAAAAAGACTTTGCTTATCATTTTGAGATACCGGGTAAATTTCAGGTTATTGTCGTTCTCGGAACTCACACGAAGGAAGCTGACCGGGGAAATAAAAGCCCGTTCCCTGTTATGGCGAACGGAGGATTCCATGATGATTTCTTGGACAGCGGCTCAGAGTTATTTCACTGGCTGAAGGGGCATATCGAAACGGATAGCCAGATATTCATCACCGGGCACTCAAGAGGCGATCCGCTGGCGCTGGTGGTAGGCAAGTGCCTCACCGAATCAGGATTCTGCCCTGTTACGGTAAGAGGATACTGCGGCCCTCCATCGTGTACTAACGAGGGGATAGAGTATCTCGACACTCTCGACGGCCTGAAATGCGAACATCTGATAATGCCGGGCGATGTGGTTGACAACCTTGGAAAACCGATACTGCATCATTGGGGTGAGATATTCAACACGCCGGATATCGGATCATATCGGGATTACCCTATAGTCGGTAATTTCTTTGGCCATGCTTATTCGTCGATATATAATGTCCTTGGGGATTGGTATGAGGCGCAGAAAAAGATGAATGAAGTGTGGTGGTTACGGCAATGTCACTGGTTCTGCAAAATATAGAACGGGGTTACAAATGGCACGTGTACTTCTGGTTATTTTTATTGTGTTTTTATCAGTATGGTTTTGGAGATCTTATCATAGTGTAGTGGAAGACAGGATAAGCAATTACGCGGAAAGGTTCTCAATTTTAAACCCATTTCGTTTACTATTGGAATCTATTCCCGTTATTTTCTTTTTGTTGTTTGCGGTTGAATTAATATTGTTTGTTGTATTCGTATCAACCGGTGTAACTATGGATTTAAATAATGGAGGTTAAAATGAAGTATAATTTTTTTCACAGAGGCAACGTTTCTTCAATAGGCAAATTCGTCAACAGGAGATTCACCAGGTATTTTATTGGCGAGATATTGAAACATAAAAAATCAGGTTCAGTTCTCGAAATAGGGCCTGGGCGTGGTGAAGCGATTGATGCCTTAAACGGATACGGGTTTAAATGCCAGTGGGTCGATAGCGATCCGAGTGAGCATGTAAAAGAAAAATATCGCGGAAAAATTGCGAGATTTCCCGACCAATCACCTTTTATCGATGAAAGATTCGACGTAATTGTTGCAAGTAATGTACTCGAACATATGATTAGCCCTTTGGAGGCTTGTTCATTTGTCGATCAGTGCAAAACGATGCTTAATGATGATGGAGTACTTGCTTTATGTGTACCTGATTATCATGATTATGGAGAGAAGTTTTTTACAGTCCCGGACCATGGATATCCAACGACGCGAATGGGAATAGACACTCTTTTATCAGAGGTGGGATTTAAAAAATTGTCGAATTATCACATTTACGGGGGAATAAAGGGTATGCCCGGAAGGGTGGCATGGTTTCCATTACGGGCAATGATATCATTATTGTGGTTTGTTCTTCCTGACGATATAAGATATTTGAGAGCGTTTGAAAAAGCCGATCAGATATATCGTGGAGAATATGCAAGCATATGGAGAAAGGACACTGTTGATGAAGCAGAAGTTGAAAAGTAAAAAAGACACTGTTGAAGACCTTAAATTCCTTAACAAGGTTCACACGGCAGTTGCCGATGTGGAAGAAGCAGAAAAGACACGCAAAAGGAAAGCTGGTAAAAAATGAGTATCAAAACTACTGCCGCCGTAAAGGGCGGTCAAGAAGCGGGAACACTTGCAGGAGGTGGAACGCTCGGAGTCGCCATGGTATTCTTAGCAAAACGTTTTGACATCGATTTGAGCGCCGAAGAAGCTGCGGCTTTCGTCGCGGCTATTTCTCTGGTTGTCGGAGTGGTCGGGCGTGTGGGAGGACAGATCATGAAGGCTTTTAAAAAGGAATAACATGAGACAGTTATTTTTGATTATTGCTTGGGCAGTCGCAGCATGGAGTACGAATTATTATATCAACAATGCAACCGGGAGCGATGAGGCTGCCGGTACGATTGACGCTCCGTGGAAGTGGATACACAAGGCAAACGAAACACTCGTTGCCGGTGACACGGTACACATCCGTGGCGGGTCTGGGCATATCGATACCATCTATATCGGTTCGACAGATTCAGATTCCGAAGGTATTCATCCTACCAATTCAGGGACGGAAGAAAGTCCAATTGTTTACAAAACATACGGGACTGAAAAGGTTGAATTCGTAGGGAATTCATCTTTTGCAGAAGGCATACTAATTGTTGGAAAAGCTTGGATAAAAGTCACTGGATATGACGGTTCTACGTCTGCAAGAAATTTCAAGTTTTCAAACTTGAAATATTTTTTGCGAATAAATGATGGTAACACTTGGCCCCCTTTTGGTACAGGTGGAACTTACAATGAGATTGCGTATTGCGAATTTGTTCAAACTCATTCAGTATGGATTACGAATAACCCGGCGATGGCGGCTTCTGAGATTCAACATAATTCTAGCTACAATTGGGTTCATCATTGTAAATGGCAGAAAATGGGAGGATATACGCTTGAGGATGTTTCCTCCTGTCTCGATATTGGGTGGGAGGATTGCGGGAATACCACCGGAGACACCTGTAAAGACGAGACTCACGATAATGTGATTGAAAACAATGATATGTCTCAAGGTGGCCACCAAGTTGTTTTAATTTTAAACTATAAAAATGTGTTGCGTAATAATATTCTACACAATGAGCAATGGTACTTTGTTGATTCGATCTATGACGCAGTTCAGGAAAAATATGAGGTCGATATCTGGCACGGATACCGCATTATACAGATGCAGGGGGTCCATAATGCCGATTTTCATCACGGGTACAATCTCATTGAGGGAAACCGTATTTCACACGGATCGGAAAATGTAAACAACAGTAACGATGCCGCAGCCATGCACCTCGGAATAGCTAACAATATCGTTCGATACAACGATATGTATGCCAACGGAGCATTTGCAATTCTTTTTGAATCTCATTCAATCGCCACTGATGGCAGGATGAGCTATAATCACATTTACAATAATTCATTTTTTGCAAACGGATTCGGAGCAAATTTTCCCGATGCAATAAATCCACCTGGACGGTCAAATCCACCCGACAGAAACACAATATATATCGCCGCAAATGAGGAACATTTCCCGGTTAACTCCTATGGTGGAGTTATCAAAAACAACATCTTCTGGAAAAATTACACCGGAGACACGATTGCAGTATCCCATATGTATAACGAAGGATGGATGATGGACTCCTGCACTGGATACGATGTGTGCGGAGATTGGATACTATCACCCAATTATACCACTGAACCTGATTTTACTGCAGAAAACGATTATGCATCGCCTGTAGTAAATAACACAAACGTAGACTGGTATTGGCCGTCAACACCGGATGGATCTGATATAACAACGGTAAATAATGAACCTGACTTCACTTTGAAATCGACATCAAACGCTATAGATTCAGGGACGTGTTTGACGCAAGCATACGGAGCCGGGAACAATACCGATACACTAATCGTTGATGATGCAAAGCATTTTCAGCCTGGTTGGGGTAATGGTGCAGGAGGCGGTGCAGTAGTTGCCGCAGATTGGATATCGGTAGGTACGGTATCGAATACGGCACAAATCGAATCAATTAGTTATGGGACTGATTCACTATATGATGATACCCTTTTCTTGACATCGAACAAAACATGGTCTGACAATGCATCGATATGGCTATACAAAGATTCTGACGGAACCGTGGTATTATATGGGACAGCACCTGACGCCGGGGCACATGAGTCTAATTATGGCTCGACAAAAAAATACGGCCGTGTGTACTGTACCCACAAATAAGGGGTTTAAATGAAAATAGTAATAGGGATTATCTTTTTCTTGTTTGCTTTTGCAGTTACCGCTACCCCTCCCGTTATTGACAGGTATGTAGACACTGACGTTTCCGGAGGGCTTGGCGACGGAACTTCATGGACAAATGCTATTGCCACAGACAGCGCAGCAATGGACACCCTCTCTCAAAACCTAACTGACGACGGTGGGAATATAATGCATATTCATTGCCGCGGAACAAAGAAAGACTCGATACCGTTTGCATTCAACAATGACTGGACAACAAGTGATACGTGTTACGTGATGATAATAAATGATTCGTTAAATCATCCACGAATTTATACCGACAAGTCTGGAATATCGATTACGCAAGAACACCTATGGCTTAAGAATATTACTATAAAAGTTCAGGGTGTTACCGCATTGCAGGCTTGTATCGTGGCTCAAGATACGGTAAATATTGAAGGGTGCCGGTTTGAGACGAACGGAACATCGACAGTTGCATGTCAAGCAGTAAGGGTACAATCTCCTGCTTTAGTGCGAATATGGAACACAGAGACCACGTCTCCAAACGAAGCGACTTATGTATCTTTTGACAACGCAGGTGTAGCAGTAACCTCTGGCATATGCATCATTTATTCATCCATTATTATAGGTGGATGGTTCGGAGTTTTCAACGACGCCGGTACTCTCACCATGAAAAATACTTACGGTCATTTTTCCCGCTCAGAAGGCGGTTATGGATTTTATGGAACCAGAACGATGACCACATGCGCAGCGAGCGATACGACAGGATCATCTGATGGATTAAGAAATATAGCTTACTCAATATCTTCCGGAGCAAAGTTCACTTCTATCACTGAGGGAAGTGAGGACTTTCATTTGCTTTCCGGTTCGAATCTTATCGATTCCGGGACAAGTACTCACTCTGATGCCGCTCCGTTTAACTTTACTACTGATAAAGACGGAGTAAGTCACGGAACGACGCAGGAGATCGGTCCGTATGAATACGGTTCAGAGGAATCTTGCGATGATCCACTTTGGCATGATACGACATTTGCACCGTGTACCGTTGGGGTTACTTTTGAATTTACAGGAAAGTGTGACTCGTGCGATTCGGTTGCACCTATCGGGACGCTGCCTGATCACATCTCTCTTAATCATACCACGTTTGTATTTGATGACTCTCTTGTTGACATTCAAAGAGATTCGATTCCGCTCATCGCTTATAACTGCGACGGCGATTCAGTCGATACTGGGTATGCAATAATCGACGTTATCCTTGATTCGATTAAGCAGGACTCGGTTACCTGCGGTGGTGTAAAAGTTGACGGTGATACAGTTTACGCAAATGACACGTTGATTAATCACGGTTGGTACGGTAATAGGACAAAAGACAGTCTGAAAATTAATGACACTATTGTGACGACTGTCAGTTCGAATGACACCCAAATAGTATACGTTCCAGGTTCGAATGTACCGGTAGGGTGGTTTACTCCGTATGTGGAGGATCAGTATTCAGCCGATTCGTCGGACTCAATTTATTTTGGTGGTATTTATGACACCGCGACGATCACACTTGATCCGCACGACACCACCGTGTCGGATGGTCAGACAGTGATATTTCATATTACCGCAACCAGCACAAGGGCCATAACGTATAAATGGCAGGTAAATGACGGGGGAGGATACGACGATGTTGCATCATCTGACAATGATACTCTCACTTGGGCCGCGGCGACAGCAGAGGACGGATATCTATACCGGTGCATAGCGACCGATCCAAGGGGGGCCGATACCTCTACCGCGGCAACCCTTAATATCGCCGCTGTAATACGCACTCTCACCGTTACTGACGCTGGGAACGGATCTACTACTCCATCAGGACCGACGGCAGTAGAAGGAGGCGTGGCAACCAATATAACTGCCACCAGCGACGCACATTACGGCTTTGTACGCTGGACTCGATCGACTACCGATATCGCAATAGCCGATACCACCGATTCGACCACCACTGCCACGGCAAGCGGTGACGGGACGGTTACGGCGTATTTTGATATTGATTCGTTTACCGTCGACACTACCATAATAGGATTGGGTACGTGGACTATCGCAGGAGGCCTTTCTAGACCTTATGGGACTACGATAAATTATGTGTCTGTACCAACGTCAGGATGGACCTTCGTGCGGTACGGCGGCACGTACAGCGGGACATCGGCAACCGGATCGTATGTGATCACCGGAAACCATACCGACAGCGTGATATTTTCGATCAAACCTATCATTTCTTCCTTCGCGGCCCGGGTGCAGCGTGATGTTGATTGGGATTACGTTCGTATAGGGGATACCGGGACACTGAAATTTTCTACTGATATCGGTGATTCTGCGGAGGCATGCACTACATGGATAAACCGAGGAAGAACGATTATTGCTCCAATGATAGGGTGGTTTAATGAGTCAGGAACGGATTCAATTCAGATCAGAATTCCTGCAGGAGTTCCGTTGAACTATTATTACCGGTCGAAGGTAAAAAACAGGTACGGAATAATGAACGATGATCCGACAGCGCACACGATGCATGTGATCGGGAGGGTAAACTAATGCCAGCAATTGGAGACAGGATAACGATTGCCAATGTGGTACAGGGCGTTCGGTATTGGATGGCCGAGATAAATATTAACGGTGGTGGATACACCGAACTCACCGAGAACGATCCGATTAAAGTACCGATAGGGCCATATTCTGATGTTGCGAATGATATTTATTGGCTTTGCCCAAGGGTGACGGCTGGAAGCGGAGACACGGAACGTCTTGTCTATACATTTTCCTTTGGGTACACCTTGCCGGTAACGCTCAATGTTGGAGATACGTTTACCATTCGGCTGACACCGGCGGGATTCAGTTCCGGGATGGGAGCGGCAATTGTAAGTGAGACATATACGGTTACTGAAATGCCTGCAGAAGTGATTAGTGTAAATAATTCATTTGCTTTCACTGAATTTGCGTATATTTTATAGAAAGAGGTAGTTATGCCGATGAACAATGACCAAGTACCGATTATGTACCACTCGACAGTTCCGGGCGGGAATCCGGTTCATGCCATATTGGGAGAACACGGACAAGCTGCGATACGGTCAAACATTGCCGGATGGCAATTTAATCTATGGGATGGAGCAGGATGGCAATTGTGTCCGAATCAAGCAGAGTGGCATGTTCCATTTTCTTGTCGTGGTATTTACATGCATCGAGTATCCGGTGAGACAACTTATACCGATGCGGTGATTGAGATGGACGAAATTGGATACGGAGCGGAGTGGGGAAACGGGGCTACACGATATCAGAAGCATATAGTTAATACTCTTACTACCCGTACACGTCACCAGTGTTGCGTCCATTCTGTTTATCTGGCGGGGTCAAGTTCTACATTTACAGAAATTTACTTTTCAGCATAAGGCTCTACTATGGCAAAAAGCTGGATGGATGATATTCCAGATGACGTTTGGGGTGGTGACGCAAAACCAGCCACAACAGCCATTGGCACCGGAATGGTTACAGCTCCGAAATCTTCGAGCACGTCTGTAGGAATGGGTAACCCTAAGACATACTATGATCAGGGTATGCGTGCTATTGGAGAGATGGCGGCGGGAACCAGTCCGATTTTTCAGAACCTTGAGAACCGTGCTGGACAACAATTCGGTGGCGCAGCAATGGCGACTATGGGAGCAGCCAAACAGGAAGGGGCACAGGCAGGTCTTACTCAAGAGGGTATCGGAAGCGTTGCCCAGACCACCGCCAGAAACCTGAGCGGTGAACGGTCAAAAATGATGGGAGAAATTGCCAGCCAGAAGCAAAGCCTTGCGAATACGGCGGCAACCCAGTTGGTAAGCGGAGGACTGTCGGGTATGGGACAACAACTCGCCGAACGTCAGCAGACACAGGCTGAAAAGGCGACGGCAGAAGCACAGAAGCAAACTGATTGGGAGCGTATGCTCACCACGTATGACCCGAGTACACCCGAAGGTCTTAAGTCGCTACAAACGGCATACACATCGATGTTCGGTGGAGTGGCTCCCGATCTCAATACTATGACCGAACAGCGCAACTATGCCCGTACCAAGCAGCAGCAGGATGTTCAAATGGGTGGAATAGGAGTTACCCAGGCGGAACAGACGACGCTCGATCAGCAGCAGGGGTCAATAATGTCGCGTATCGCTTCTGGTTATTCGGTAGACAGAATAAATAAGGAGCTTGGAACCGATCTGACTCCGGAAGAATATGCACAGATGCGTCAAAATACCGATACTTATTTCACGTCAAAGGGTATCGATATGCAAGAGGCAACCCTTTATGGGTATACCGATGAAAACGGTAATCGTATTGCTGGAAGCCTTGAAATATCAGCAGGACAGTTTGATCTTCAGGGAAAGACTTTTGAGGAACAGAAAAAAGAAATGTGGGGATGGACCGACGAGGATGGAGTAAAGCATGCCGGGCGGTATGATCTTCTTTCCGACGAAAATAAAAGAGCCGCCGATGCAGCATACGGGTATGATACGACTGATGCGTTGGGAAATAAAGTTCATGTTATGGGAACTCTTGAGCTTGCGAATAGCGCTGATGCAATCAACCGGCAGGGACTTAATTTGACCGAAGCACAAATCAAAGGTTATGTTGATACCAAGACAGGGCAATGGGTAAAGGGTAGCGTTCAGATTGCGGCCGAGAGAGCGGGACAGGAAGTGAGTTCGCTCTACGGGTATTACTACGATCAGGAAACCGGAGAAGTAATATCCGATCCGAGCGAGATTTCGCGTCGGAGTACCGAGCTTCAGCATGTTGATGGTGCTCTTTCTTTATCGGCCAAAAGTTTTGGCCTTAACGAAAAAACGGTGGAATTGCAGCGGAGAGAATTGGAGGGCTATACTGATGAAACCACCGGTGAGGTTGTTAAAGGCAGAATGGGTATACTTAATGCCGAGGATCAGAGGGCCGCGCAGCAACTTTATGGATATACCGACGAGACAACCGGTAAGCATATTGCCGGAAGTCTCGAAATAATGGGAGACGAACTTGCCATAAAAAAGCAGGGGCTTACTCTGGATGAAGCTCAACTGTTTGGGTACGAAAAAGATGGCAAACATGTTTCGGGAAGTCTTGAGATAGAAGCCGATAAACTTGATATCATAAGGGATGAAGCACAGCGACAACAAGACAGTGAGGCCGGAACAGCTCTTGCCAATTATTTCGGGACGATGAAAAATGTAGCCGGGTGGAATCCGAAAACAGATAAGCAGGCTGATAAATTACTTCAGGCATATTGGGAGGCCAGTGGAAATACAGGGATGTATGATACGTCATGGGCCGACAACCAGTATGCGGCAACCACTATTTCTCAAACCGATGCTGCGCTTGCTGGTCTTGAAAAAGAAAAATGGTACCAGGAACTTGTGATAAGCGATCCGAAGCAGGCGAAGCAGATAAAGCAGGTTGCCGAACTCGCAGCAATGTTGAGCGTTACCCAAGGGGCTGTACCTGTTTATGGGGAAAAGGGTAACATTATAGGCCTGAATGATTCTCAAGGTAATCAGATATGGACCATACCCGAAGAAGCTTCCACGGTAGCCGCAACTAAAGTTTCAGTTGACAGGGGAACTACGGGATATAAATTCGCTTCTACTTCGCAGGAAACTACGGCGTGGAATACGCTTCAGAAAGATGCCGATAAATATGGAATAACCGTTGATCGTCAGGAATGGGAGAAGTCGGGATATCCGACTATCGAAGCGTATAAGACCGGGGTTAGCGGATTGAACGCATTGAATGTCGGAAACTATTCGGAATTACTTTCCATCAATAATTCAAAAAAGTTGTTTGAAGTATTGAAGAACGATCCAACTGCTTTGAAAAAATCCGATTATTATCTTGAATTACCTGATACAAAATATTTATCAAGTAATGTTACACAGGAAACTGACAATAAAAACAGAAGGAGTACCACGCTTTCATCGGCGTTTAAAATAACGATGGATGAAAGTCTTGGTAAAATAATTGGATTCAAAATAACTGATCCGCTTGGATCGACGGCAAAGATGGGAACGTCTATAACCGGTCAGCTTGTAAGCTATCTTGAGACTCCGAAAGCGGTTGGATTCACATTAAAAATGCCGGATGGTAAAAATCAAAGTTATTACTTCGATGACGATGGAACGATAGGAAAGGCGTAGTATGAAAGTTACAGTTAAAGATATTTTTTTAAATATTCTTTTTTTGTCGGCAGTAGCACTTGTAATATTCGATAAGCCACCAGAAGGTGTTTTGTATGCTGATTTTGGAATAAGCGCCATTATTGCTGCCATTATAGCAGCTACGGCAACCACTGCTGCGGGAGTAGCCAGTAACAGGGCGCAAAAAAAGGCAGGAGAACAATCTCTAGAGCTTGCAGGAATTGCCAGGAGTGATACCCTGAAAGAACAGGCAATACAGACTGGATTGAAGAAACGTCAATTGAAGCTGAATGAGAATCAATTCAGTTACGAAAAAATGATGAACCGTGAGGTAGCGAATAAATCATCGATCGCCAATCTCGGGACTTCACTGAGTATGCTTTCAAAGAATGGTGTTGACATGCAACAATTTATTTCTTCTCTATATGGAAAAAGCACCCCGACAAGGATGGGTTAATGGGCGATTTCTACGGCCATAATACAGCTCAATTTGTTCCTCAGTACGATTGGATAGCGTCTCTCGGAATAGACCTTGCCGACAGGATTGCAAAATATCCGCAGCAAAAAATGGAATACGAGAAGATGCAGCTTTTCAACGACGCCATCAAAGAGGGACAGGTAACCAATGGGCAGGTTTATTCCGAAGTAAGCGCTTTTGTACAGGATATTCCTGACGATGAGTTTTCAGATGCTTTTAATATGGACAAATCAACGTTTCTAAAAATAGCTAAGCCGGGAAAAGTGGAAGGGCCGGAATACAATACCCGTATAGTAAAAGCGCTTGAAGGCTACAATAAAATCGCTGCCAGAAAGAGAATTCAACAGGCAATTGGTGACATCGAAGCGCGATCACAGGGTAAGGTTACTCCCGATACCGAAGTCGATAAGATGGGTGTTTACAAAGAGGGTATGACACCCGAAACGTTACAGGCCATTGGTGCCAAAGGTACAGCAGATAAGGGACCTGTCACACCTACCGAGGTAGAAGCGATCGGCCAGAAATACGGGGTGACCAAAGAACAACTTGGTCCTCAGATGCAAACTGCCGAAGCCGAACAGTACGCGAGGCAAATGGGTAAATTTGTTCCCGGCCAAACACAAGCACAGACGTATAAAGCCATAGGCGAACAGCCGGTAAAAGGAATGGAAGGACCAATAAAGGCACAACAGACGGCTAATCAGATTGCAATAAATAAACGTCTTGAAGCAGCAGCAGCACAGAAGGCATTAAATGACGCTGAACGTAACCGGATAGCGTCATGGAGAGCATCTATTCAGCAGAACAGATTGACCAGCGACGAACGGCGTGATATTCTCAAGTCACAGTCTAAAAACGAAGTTGACCGGCTTAATATTGAGCTGAAGATAAAAGCTCTTGAAACGAACCTGAAAACAAATTCCGGCAAAACCGATCCCAATACGTTTATGCCGCTTATTTCTCAGGAAGATACCCAAAGTTTTCTTGAAGAACTCAACGAATTGAAGTTTCAACTTAAAGACCTTCAAGATATCAACAGCGACTATGAGGGGCTACTCAAGGAAAAGGGTGGAACGGTAACCACACGACCGGGAGCGCAGCCGACACCAACAAAGAAATCGAAATTTGTAATCAAGAGCGTGAGATAATGGCGCGAGAATACACGGTATTAAATAGTGAAACCGGAAGGGAGATTACATTTGATTGGGATGACGAAAACGACCCGACCGATGCAGACCTTGAGGAAATATTTTCTGCCGCAGATCAGTTTGAACCTGAAGAACCTCCGCAAAGTGGACTTGGTCAACCCTTGCCGATAACGGTAAGCCGACCGGCGAACGTTGCCGAACCTTCCACTACCCAGACTTCAACGACGTTCGAAGAGCCATTTGAACCTACTTCGGTAACCCCTGCAGGATTCACCCCAAAAACAGTAGGTAAAGCTTTTGCAAAAGATGTGAGACGAGCTGGTGCCGGGGTAATGTCGGGTATTGGATATGAATTTCAGGGGGAAGGCAAGAAGGCCTTAACGTATGAAGAACTGGACGAAAATCAACGTACCATGTACGACATGGGAAAATCGATTGTCGAAAGTGGTGAAAAGCCGGTCGACGCAACCGAGAGGGGATACGTTCAGTATTACAAGAATCTCGCGGTAACCAAACCACAAGCCGAGAAGATTGCCGGGGGAATCCGCGAAAAGGTTCTAAAACCTGTCGGTGAAAAGATGATTGGCGCAGCCGAGAAGATCAAAGGCCCGACCACACCCGAAACTCAGCAGACCGAACAGGAATTACAGGATGCCCATGAATGGCTGAAGCACAAAGACGCTCTGAATCCTAAAAACATTGGCAGGACGGTTACCGCAGCCGCTACGGTTGCCGCCGAATCGGGGGCGACCAATCTGCTCAGCGCCGTTCCGGTGGCAGGAGTGGCCGTTCCCGGGCTTGTAGAAAAGACCGGATGGATAGACGAGGCCAAAGCGTCGGGACTTGATGACCCCGATTTGCTGAATAAGTACGGCGATGTCTATGGTCTACTCTCCGGCGGAGTAGAGCGGATGGGCGGCGAGATCCTATTTGCTCCGGTGAAAGGTGTGATGAAGGGAAAGGTTGCGACCAAAGCCTTTGAGAAAGTGGTAAGCGATAAAGCCAAGGGGCTTATTTTTAAAAAGGTGCTTAAGGGAATTGCCGGGGAACTCGGAGACGTTGGGATAGGTGCTCTCGCTGAAGGTGGCGAAGAGTTCACCCAGGCAATGCTGAGCGACGCCATGAAGTACGCAGCGTTCGTACAGGCCGAAAAGAAGCACCCGGGCAAGGCGGAGTTCTACCGAAAGCAGCGTGACGCTATTGACCTCGACAAGTCGGTAAAGAGCGCACTCGAACAGGCATACTTCGGGGCGATCGGCGGCGGGGCTATCCGTGGGGTTACCGGTGCCGCCGCCAAGGGCATAGGAGCAATTCAGGGTAAGCAGATAGAGCAACCGGCAGCGCCAGCATCGTCACAGAAACCGATATCCGAAGTTGAAAAAGATTTTTCAGCAATGCAATATCCAAAAGGAGGACCAAATGCCGAAGAAGGTAGAACAGAAATTGGAGCGACAGGCGGACAGGCTGGGCTTGGTGGGGAACAAGCGAAAGGCGTACATCTACGGGACGATGCAGGAGCGGGGGCTCCTGAAGCTCCAGCAGAAGCGAACGTCGAAGTAATTGAACCTCTTGACGAGAATCGTATAGTTGGCATGGTTGAACGCCTGAAGGCAGCAGGGACAGCCCAGGAGAAGCAGGCTATCGTAGAGGGTATTACCGGAGAAGAAGCCAAGGAGGTACTACGCCGTGCGCAAGGAATACCCAAGGCCGACGTGTCGAAGCTTTCAAAAGAAGAAGTTGGGGAGGTATCAGCATACGGCAAAGAAGGGCGATCGATCGGCGGAAGGCAGTATGAGGGAGGGGCGCTGCCTGAAGTCGAACGGAAACAACGTGGAATAATCCTCAACAAAAACGAAGAGTTTGATAAGCTCGGCCCGGAACTCGAAAAGCAGATCGATGGCATAAAGTACGGCGGAGCACAGGAGGGGATTGCCCGACCGGGTAAGGCAGTTCAGCCAACCATGACTTTCCGGGATGAATTTACCGGCAGCAACGTGAATATCACACGCGAAGGTGGACTTGAAGAGTTGAAGAAAAAGATTGCCGACGTACGCCAGGCAGATCCCGAAGCGGTAGCAAAATCTATCGCCGGACAAGTGGGGGGTCTTGAATATGTTGGAAGCAAGCCGATCATCGGCCAGCCAAAGCAGGGTGGAGCGTATACGACAGAGAATACTTACCAGTTTAAAACCGAAGACGGAATACCGGTTACCATTAACCCAGGTGATACCGTTGAGAGAATTAAATCTTACCTTAAAAGCAAGAAAGGAGGGGCAAATGCCGAGAGGACGACCGCCGAAAGGCCCGAAGGGCAAGCCGAAGCCCTGTTAAAAGGTGAAACATTGGAGCCGCCCACCGTGACGGCTCCTACTCAGAAAGAACCGATAATCAAAGGCCCGGAAGACCTTAAAAAACTTGAGGTGGAATTTCCAAAGACGAAGCCGTTTTCAAAGCTTCACACCCGAGTGACCGACGTTATTCTCAATCGTTACATCAAAAAAGGATTGGTCGAAGGTAAGACGGCGACCAAGTTGCACAACAACGTGGTTCAGCTTATCGACCGCGCTGCATCCGTAGACCTTGCTGAGGCATCCGGGATTACCGAGGATGAAGCAAAGACCGCGGTAGCTGACATAAAGGCAGGTAAGCGTACTGAAGTCTCACAGAAGGTACTTACTGCCATTGCTCCCCGCTTGCTCTACAACCAGACCGTTGATGATGTTTACAATGAGATTACAATGGCGAGAGATACGAGTGGGAAAGTGATGTTCTCCAAAAAAGAACCGATGCAGCAAAACGTATTCGGCGGAGAAAAATCACTGTCAGAAATTGAGAGTGAAGAAAAGAAGCGCATCGAACGCGCTGAAGTGAAAGGCCGGATACAACGAAGACGTGGCGGGGAAGCAGATATGTCCGGGTTGCCTATGTTCGAGAATCAGAATATCGAAGGCAGTCAGCAAACGCTTTTTTTGAAGCGATATGAGAATCCCGACCAGATCGATCTTTTTGCACAGGAAACACCGAGTAAGTCTTCAAAGAAACAGGAAGTTATCGTTGATGACCTGATTGCTGCAAAGGACCTAGAACCAGTACTTACCCGACTATTCGGTGGTATCACCGAAGACAGGTTTGATGCACTCGATGACGGAGAATCCTTCAAAAATTCCAAAGAGGAAGTATATTACTATCTGGCGGACAGGTATAAAGCCGATCTCGAAACGGCTATCAAAGAAGGCGATCATGAAGAAACCCGACGACTTTACGATAATTTCAAACGAGAATTCAATGACGAGATATCCTATCAGCGAGGAAAATCTATTCGTACCAAAGCCGGAAATTTTAGTTCGGTATCCGCAGCCGACGAAAGAAAGCTCAAGGGCGTCAAACAGATAGAGTTTTACCGCTATGCCGCAGGCGAAAGATTCACCTACTCCATAAAAACAGGCACCGGGTACACCGAGAAAAACGGTGAGGCCGAGTGGAACCAGGAAACACTCAGCAAACTGTTCGGCAAAGAGATTGCCCGGCGTATGATGCGCGACGAATTTTCAAGTGGACCCCGCGGTAAGGGCATTATCCCAGAAGGTTACATCAAGGCGTATCTGAGCGGTGAGGACGTTCGCTTCTCCAAAAAGAGGAAGCCAAGTGAAAGGCAGACCAAAGAATCAACAGCCCCTACTCGTGATGAGGAACAAGTGGCAAGAGCTGTTTATGCCAGTGAAGGAAAAAAGCCAGCACCGGGAGCCATCCGCATTGTCGAAGGAACCGCAGAGCAGAAAGAACTCTCCGAAGTCATAAAAAAGGTAACCGGTAAAGAGGTTGTCTGGCTCGACGTAGACGACCGGCAGCTTCAACGGGATCTCGGGTACGCCTTTGATGGATTCATGATCAAGGGCGCGAAGGTGCCCGAAGTGGCGAACCGCATCTTCATTTCCACAACCGCAGAGAAGCCTATTCAGTTTGTTGCCTACCACGAATTTGCCCACTTCATTCAGCAGAACCCTGATTATACAGCTGCATTCTGGGACGCCGTAAAACTTACACCGAAGGGTGCGGAACTGGTAGCGCGAAAAGGCCGCGACGAGACGATGGCCGACATTGCCGGCGAGATGATGGCCGAACCGAATTTCTGGAAATCGATTGCCGAAGACAAGACCATACTTCAAGCGTTTATCAATAAACTCATTGAGATACTCGACAGGCTCGCCAAGGCTTTTACAGGCCGCAAGGACACAAAGAGGTACGCGCAGTACGTTGAGGACGTAGAAGGACTGCGCGATACACTGAAGGGTATTCTCCGGGAGTATGGCGGGGAACAGGCGACCGGGGAGCAGCGCATGGCGGCTTCGAGACGTTTTAAGTGGGGGCCGGAAACTGAAAAGGAAATAGATGTTCTCGAAAAAAGAATGTATGACATTCAACAGGGCGTTTTTAAGCGAATGAATGTTATGTACAATGAAGATTGGATGGATAACCTCACTTCAGAAGAATCGGATGAATGGAGAGAACTTTCTTATAAAATAAAAAAATTACAGGGAATGCCTACTTCGTACATTTTAAAAAATGAAGCTCAACAAATAATGGAGGCGGGACAAAGAAGGCTTGGCGGCGACGATTTCCTTACTTCATGGAGAACAAAACTTTCTCAAAAAGAAAAGGACAGGCTCGATGAAATACAACTAGAGCTTTCCGCAACGACAGTTGATTACGACGATCCCGAAGTTCCAGATCAATTGAAGCAACGATTTCAGGAGGACCTTTTTAAATCAATTCAAAAACAACCGGGCTTTAAAAAGTGGGTTGAGATACCGAAGCACTTAAAAGCTGGAATGGATGCAATAACCAGAACGATTCAAGACTTATACGATGAAAATGAAATCGAAAATATAACCAGTGGAGAAAAGCGTATAGAGTCAAATGAAATAGAAGAATTAAATACTCCAAAAACCGCTTTGGTTTATTCTCCTGAATTTGCCGATGAAATACTTCCTATGAAATATCGATTTGGTATTGGAAGCTGGTTTGTTGTCGGAAAGAAAGTTGGGTCAAAGGATACTCCCTATGTTGTTAAGTATAAAAATCCTCTTGATTTAAGTTATAAGATGTCTATTAATGTTGTAGAAAAATTGGTTGATGATTTGCCTAATGGTAGCGATTGGGCGAAGTTTAAAGGTAAGAGGGATAGGCTTGAAGGTGTTTTTAATGCATATTACGACGCCCTTGTAAATCCGAAGCAGCCAAACGAATTAGAAATAGAGGCCCGTTCATCGTCTACCGAAGAGACAGAAGCAATGATGAGCAGGGAAAGTCAGATTAGGCAACAAGCCTATAACCCAAACATCATGTTTTTAGCGAGTATTGGTGAAGAAATAGGGGATGGTAATGTAGTTGAATCACTTAAAGAAATGGGTATTGATTCCATATTAATGAAAGGTAAAAACAATGATTATATAATGCCAATTGAAGATATTTTTGGCAACTACAACGTTGCTAATTTGTATGGCGATTGGAAGAAAGAAGCTCCAATAGTAAAAGAAAGAGACGTTTTGCATGGGGATACGAGAAAGAAAGTAACGATAAAAGGGGAACCCGATTGGAATAATATAAAAACAAAGATCCAATATGATGAACCTGTGCAGAAAGAAAAAATTTATTTATACGGCGATAAATTTACTGTTGAAAATCCAAAGGATACCGGAGGATGGAAATATTCGTATAACGTTGATAATGCTGTAGAGGCTGCTTCGTGGGCTGAAAAAAATAAGAACAATTCATACTGGAGAAACTTTTTAGACACAAAAAAAAGTCGTAATTTGTTTGATAGCTATAATGGAGAAATAGACAAAAAAGTATTGGACGAGTTGGCAATAATCAAAGAAAAAGAAGCTATACCAAAAACCGTCATTGAATTTTATTATGATGGTCACTACCATAAAACCACAGTGCCGGGAAAAGTCGATGACGCTGATGCCAAAGAAGCGGCAAAAAAAGAATGGATTGATAGACATGGAAATAAGGACAGGGAAGAATATCAATACCAAAAACGTCGCGACAAGTACGAGGGAAAAGAGAGCGCCAGAGAAGTAGATAAAAAAATCATTGATGCAGTTGGAGGATACCCTGATATACGATACTCAAAGAAATCCGGAGAAGGTCAACCAATGTTCTCCAAGAAGGTGACCGAGGCTGACCTTCCCGAACTCTACGAAGAAGCCAAGGGTTTCAATAAAAAGAAATCCGCCAAGGAAATACGAAAAATCTACGCCAACAAACGTAACGCCGGAGAAACGGCACGGTGGTTACTCCGGACGACTACCGGCAGGTTGATGGATATTTCCCCGGTAATCAGGGACCAGGTGCAGAAGCACGTGAGCGGGATTACGCTCGATACCGCCAAGGCCACACGCAAGATTCTCCCACTGCTCAACGCTCTCAAGAAAATGCCGAATGCAGATTATCGGGTATTCGACCTTGCAGCCAAGCAGGCGGATACCGAAAAAATAAACGAGTTGGCAAAGCAGTACGGTTTTGAGGAGGCACTGAAATCCTACCGGGATACGTTCAACGGACTCATTAAAAGACTCATGGCGGCAGGGTATGAAACCGGGTACTTGAAAGACTACTTCCCGCGCATGAGCAAGGACCGTGATGCTTACCGGAACTTTATACGGGGTGTCCCTGAGTGGGGAAGCATTGATGAGGCTATTCGAGAAAAGGAAAAGAAAATCGGCCGGACGATGACCGACGAAGAGCAGGAAGAATTTCTCGATCTATACATCCGCGGATACAGTGACAGGATGAACGCCGCAAAGCCGGGAAATTTAAAGGAACGCAAAGTAAAACTTATCAGCAACGAGATGAACAGCCTTCTCGAAGATACGATGGTTGCCATTCCGCTATATGTTGAGCGCATGATTAAGAAGGCTGCTCGAAAAGAGTTCTTTGATCCACAGCAAAAAGACACTGAGCTTGAAATTAACAACATCGATGACAGTATCGGAGAATATGTTTCGCAACTGATCAAGGATAAGAAGTTAGACCCTCGAAAGCAAGATGAACTTATCGGGATACTGAAAAGCTTTTTCAATTACAAACCGACAAACAAATCGTTTGCCGCTATTAAAAACCTTGGGTACATGACAACCATGGGAAGCGGATTCAGCTCGATGTTCAGCCAGATGGCTGATGCTGCTTTCGGATTTTACACCACTGGCGTCGGAGAGATACCGGCAGTGGTAAAGGCGCTGTTTGGTAAGACCGGGCTCACGGTAAAAGACCTTGGAGTAGACAATGTCGCGGGAGAGTTTAGAGATCCCGGCAAGATAGCTGATGCGGTTGATAAACTGTTTAAGGCAGTAGGAATTAAATGGGGTGACAGTATTTTCAAAAATGCTTTTCTTGAAGCTAACCTGAGAAAGTATCAGCGTATGGCGAAGTCAGGAAAGTTGAGTAAGGATTTAAAAAACGATTTGAAAAATATTTTTGGTGACCAGACGGATTCCGTTATTAATGATTTATCGAACGGTGTTGACTCCGACAACGTTAAACTTCTCATGCTGAATCAGATGAGCAAATTTCAGCCTGTAACGCTCCTACAAGTGCCCCAGGCGTACCTGGACATGCCGAGGGGTAGGATTGCTTATGCACTTAAGACGTACCAGATAAACCAGCTTAATGCTATTATAGACGAAGCCAAGCGAGGGATGGCTACGGCAACCACACAGAAGGATTTCAAAGAAGCAGCCTTGAGAGTAGCGACACTGATGGCGTTCCTTGTTGCCTGCGGAATTGGCACGGATGCATTTAAGGACTACCTGTTTCGACGGAAGGCAAATTTCGGAGAATACTTGACCGATAACATGCTTAAACTTGCCCTTATCAGCAGATACACTACTTGGAAATTTCGTACCGATGGAATAAAAAATACTGTTTTAAATTTAATTGCTCCTCAAATAAGCTGGGTTGACTACATCGGAAAGGATGTTACCAAAATACAGAAGGCAGCAACCACACCGGGACCGAATGACTTTGCGTGGAAAGACCTTCAGAGTATTCGCGTTCTTCCAGTTATTGGTCAGGAATTATATTGGTGGTATGGAGGAGGGCACGAATCGGTATTAAAGCGCGAGAAACGCAATGCTCCACCCGCAGAATTCAAGCGTGATATTATCAGGCAGAAAAAAATAATCCGCAACTATACGCAGGCTGGAGATACTAAAAATGCGGACAAGCAAAAAGAAGTTCTCAAGAAAATGATTGCCGATGGTGTGCCTGAAGTAAAAGAATATTATGAGAAAGAATTGAAAAAGGATTATCCTGGAAGCTTTGAAACGATAAAGAAGCTTCAGGATTCTGAAAAACAAATTGATCGTGCCAGAGCTAAAATGCGTATCAATAAACTGACCGCAGGACAGCAGCGGCTATACGGCAAGTATGTAAAAGAATTGCAGTCGGCTAATGAATAAAGTATATTAAAACCATCCTTTCTTGTTGACCGATCCGTTGATGTGCCCCGGACCCTCAAAGCCGGGGCTTTTTTATTTCCAAAAATAATTTTATTTAACTATTGACAACAACTTTAAACTACCGTATATTTACAGTACGTTCTTTGATTGATTGTTTTGCGAGGGGTTAATCGTTCGGAATACATCGCCGTTCGAAAAATCACAGTTCAATACCGCGACCATACCACAGGTGAAATGATTCGCCCAACGGCAACGAGAGGCGGAAGAATGCGGGAGAGAGTTCCGGAGTGATGTCCGGCCTCTCGCAAAACAATTAAAACAACACGGTGTATCCAAGAGAGTAAGGGACCGGATATCAAACCGGAAGAGAGTCCGACGGGCATTCTCTCAAGGTTGCTGACGAGCGACCCGGAAACTGTAGGGTTTGAATCCCTACCCCGTGACCTTTTCAATAAGGAGATAAAGTGCCGGGTAAAGGTTTTACATCGCTAAATGTTCGGTTGGATATTGCTGAAAGGTTTAATGCCTTAAAGCAAATGGAACCCAATATGACAAAGCAGGGATTCATGGAGGAACTTCTCAAGTTTTACGAGAAGTACCATTGCCCTGAATGCTATGAGTCAACGGCGGTGAAAGACAAGCATCACAAGTGCTGATATGTCACTCAGAAATCTACTTCTATTTTTACAGGTAAATAACCAGTTGTTGGTAGTGGGTATTATATCCAAAGAGCACGAGGAGTATTATAATGCTCTGGCAATGGCTCAGTATATCCATTACCTGAGAGGGTTGGAAAATAAACATCAACGGAAGGAAGTGCAGAATGACCGAACACGAACAGGCTGCGAAAGTGGCAAAAACTCATACCGTCTACAAGTTGGCGGATGGAACCAGGGTGCCGGGAACCACTACAATCACCGGAATCCTCGACAAGCCTGCGCTTGTGAAGTGGGCGAACGGGTTGGGCCTGAAAGGTATCGATTCGACCAAGTACGTCGATGAGTTGGCGACTATCGGGACTCTGGCACACTACATGATTGAGTGCCATTGTAAAAATGAAAAACCCAACCTCGACGACTACACCAAAAACCAGATTGAGCTTGCAGAGAATTCATATATTAAATGGATGCTCTGGCAGGATAAAGAAGGGTTTGTGCCGACTCACAACGAGTTGCAACTTGTCAGTGAGCAGCATCGATTTGGAGGCACTATCGATATTATCGGTACCATCAAAGGGAAAACCGTTCTTGTTGACATAAAAACCTGTAAGGGCATTTTCATGGAGCATAAAGTACAGGTTGCTGGCGGATATGGAATTCTCGCCAGAGAACACGGCCACAACATCGATAAGATAATTATCACTCGTGTTGGCCGTAACGACGTGGAAGGTTTCGAGGAAGTTCCAGTATTGCAGGAGGAGGCCAGCGCTGCCAGAGAACTCTTTCTTGATCTTCGAAAAACGTATGATTCGAGAGCGCGTCTGATGAAATTCGATAAGTGGGGTAAATAACACCGACCGGATCAGCCGGGAGATAATACAAGGGGATTCGCTGTATGAGATAGGTCCAGAGATGGCTACCATACAAACAATCCCCATTCCCGGTTTAATAATGAGTAGCCGATCCCGGCATAGAAAAGAAAATGGTATGGAAAAGAGTGAACAGATTAACGAGTTGATTACGGCTCTAGTAAAATTTCAGGGTGCAGTTTCTCCGGTCGTTATGAATAAAGAGGCAAAAATAGTCTTTGAAAAAAACGGTAAGTGGATAGATAAAAGTTATCGATACGCTGACCTTGGAGCAATATTCGAAGCTATCAGAAAGCCGTTATCTGAAAGCGGATTGGCAATATCTCAATTTCCATCCGTTGATCAAGGCGAGGTTATTGTGCAGACTATGTTGTTTCACACGAGTGGCCAGTTTATCAAAGAAACTCTCAAGATGAAACCTGCGGATGTAAAAATTCAATCCATTGGAAGCACAATAACCTATGGCAAGAGATATTCTATTTCTGCTATTTTGGGGATTTCTACTGAAGATGACGACGACGGAAGTGCCGGTAACGGAAACGATATGGACCAGCGACTACCCGCCGACCGCCGACCTCCAGCAACCGGGAGACCAGCCCAGCAGCCACTCGCTCCGGCGCAGCAACCAGCCCCTGCAAGCCAGCCGGGACCGCGACCGACCCGGGGCAACCCCCGTAGGGCGACAGCCCCGCAGCAGCCCCAGAAGACGGCCACACCGGTAACGTCGGCACTTCCGGTAGGAGTAACTCCTGCAACTGATGATCTACCGTGGGACCCAAACGAACAGCAGAATCCGGACGGATTTAAAGCTCCACCGCTACCCGATGAAAACAAATTGGTGGGAAAGACAGCCTATGACCGCATCGTTATCGGCATCAAGCTGAAAAAAATAAAGGTTGATAATTGGCGAAAATGGTTGATGGAAGAATATAAGGCCGATTCTGCCCAAGGTCTATCCGAGGAGCAGCAAAACGCAATCGTAGATGTAATTTATAATCATACGGAACTGATTGATCCGGGCGAATGTTTCTAGTCGTGCTCTTTACGGACGCTTGGATTGAAACTAAAAAGGAGGAATTGTGAACAATTGGTGTATTGAAGGCAATGTAGGGCGAGATCCAGAAATGAATGACAAGGGAACGATGGCACGGTTTTCGGTGGCCGTGTCAAAGCCTCCCAAGAACAAAGGCGACGATTGGCCCACTACATGGGTGAACGTGAAGGCCATCGGCGGAGCTGTTGAAACATGCAAGCAGGTTCGCAAAGGAGACAGGGTAATGTGTGCCGGAGAGTACTGCCATGACGAAAACGACGGAAAGCACTATCACTACATGCTGGCATTCAAAGTCGGAGTGACGAAGTTTAAAGCTGACAATGCGGCAGGAAGTGAAAATGTTGACCAGAGTGGAGGCAGCTGGTGAATAGCCATAATCTCGTTGTCGATTTCGGTAAGCATATCGGTACTCTCTATACGAGAGTACCTGTGCCATACCTCAAATGGATGGTGCAGTCAAATCACTCAAAGTCCGACATTGCCAGAGCCGAACTCGACCGGCGTGGAACTGTTACCCCGGAGATTGACGTTTCCGGACACGCAATTGATTCGGCCAGTAACCGGCTGCTCGGATTGTGGACCGGAACCAAGCACAACGGCGAAGGGCTACATGCGTGGTTATGCAGGATGGCTCTTGCTGCTTTCAAGTCGGGACCTCTGAACGAAGAGCACTGTATTATTCATAACGGGGTGAAATGGGTATTTGAACCCGGTGAATGGCCGGTACTCAAGACGGTAATGCCGAAATGAAGTTAATAGTTCGAAACAGCGGTGATCGGGATAGGTTTATTGATCTGATAAAACAGATTGATATTTCTAAACCGTTTACCGCCGTTTTCGAACCTGTCAAGAAGAAAAGAAGTCTTTCTCAGAACAAATTAATTCACCTATGGTTTAAGTGCCTTGAAGATGAGACAGGAACAAGCGCAGCAGTATGGAAGGAATATTTCAAAAAAAAGTTCCTTACCGTTTATCACGATATCTGCTTTGGAAAAGAAATAGAAACGGTAACCGGAACATCCGAACTTACTACTGGAGAATTCAAAGATTTTGTTGATCTTGTTCACCAAGATGCGCTTGAGCAGGGGTATTATCTACCTTGGCCCGACGATATGGGATATGATGATTTTATTTTAAAGTACGGAGGATGATATGGAAGGAACATTTATACCATGGTTTGTCTTTCTGGCAGTTGTATCAATTGTAATGATCGTATTCGTTAACAAACCGAAGAAAAAGGAGATATGTCACTATTGCCATGAGGATATAACAGACTGCGTTGATCACTGGTGCGAAGAAAAAATTAGAAAGGTACATGATGAGCAGTTAATGAGAGTGTACAACCACCAGACAAGAAAAGTAATTATAGAATACTGGTGTCCACAATGCCACAAAACCAGGCATAGAGTCATACTATTTAACCCCGAAAGTAATCTTCCTGATAGGACGATAACCAAAACTTCTTTATGCGGACCGTGCGAAAGAGTCTCAAGGGTATGAAGACATCAATTGATTGGCCTGGACTTGACTATACGATTCATCAGCAAGTTGGTTGCCAAAGAAATTGTTCCTACTGCTGGGTTCGTAATCGTGTATGGCCCAGAGTAAGACATCTGTACGGAGGCAACAATTTCAATGTTGTAACTGAACTTCCTGAGCAGCTTAATCGACTGAAGAAGATAAAAAAGCCATCTACGTTTTTTATTGGCCCATACACCGACATTGAATACTGCTCAAGGAAGTATATGAATTATACGCTTGGTATTCTGGCGCAGTATCCACAGCACATTTTTATGTTTCTCACCAAAGAGCCGCTTTCGTACCAAGGATTCGAGTGGCCCGATAACACCCGGCAGGGTATCACCATTACCGGAGCCGAGGACTTGGAGCGTCAGAGATACAAAATACTGTACTCTATGGATCTCCCACGGACGTTCTTTTCAATCGAGCCACTACTCGGAAGCATCCGGATTCAGATACCGTTCAAGGTTGATCCGGTTATCGTCGGAGCACAGACCGGAAAGGGAGCGGTTCCACCGCACAAGGATTGGATTAAAAGCGTAACTGATCATTGTATTCCGGAGAGAATTTACTGGAAGAAAAATATCAGGAAATTTTTATAAGTCAAATGAAGACACAGCACATTGAGTATTCGTGTTCAAAGTGTTATTTAATGGCCGCTCGATGTCCAATATATGAACTTTGGAGTGAAGAAGAAAAAAAGATGGCTATTCACAATAAGATATTATTTGATAATGGCCGTTGTATCATGTTAAGAACGTTTGAAATGGAGTTAAAGAATGGGAACTGATTTGGTGGTATTGATCGAAAAAAGCGGACTCAGCCAGATTCAAAAGAATCTGATGACGGAGAAGTTCGGTGAAGCTTTTAAAATCGCCAAAGAATGGGAAGAGAAGGCGTGTGCTATTGAAGTCACCGATGCCAACCAGACTGCGGACATGAAAATGGCGAGGGTTGGCCGGTTGTTTCTACGAGAGAAGCGTATTGCCATCGAGAAGACGCGCAAAGAAATGAAAGAATCGTCGCTCCGGGAAGGTAAAGCGATCGACCTACCTAATTGCGAATACACTCAAAGGGCTCATTGAACCAATCGAGGAATATCTCGATCAGCAGGAACACTTCGTTGAGCTTAAGGCCGCCAAAGAAGCCGCAGAGCAGGCTGAACGCGACCGTAAGGTAGCGGAAGCCAAGGCAGAGTCCTATCGTATCGCCAAGGAAGCCACAGACAGCGCAGAACGTGAAAGGATAAGGCTTGAGAATGAGAAGCTACGTGCAGAAAAAATAGAGGCCGACCGGTTGCGCAGAGAGGCCGATGAAAAGGTTCGGCAAGAACAGTTGAAAACTCGACAGGCTGAGGAGGCGCAACGTAAGGCCGAAGCTGACCGGAAAGCGGCTATAGAGCGGACAAGGATTGTTCAGGAAAAAAAGAATGAAGAGATCAAAGCGGTCCGGAATGAAAACATTCAGCTTCAGAAAAAAATTGAGAACCTTATCAAATGCCCGAAATGCGGACATGAATTTCCATTGCAAGTGAAATGATTTTCTAGTATATTTATCACCAGTGCTACCCGTTGGCCCGGATAGCACTATTTGACATGACTCACAGACACGAAATTAATACCCGTGTTTTGTTTTAAACTGCCTTGCCCGTGTGAGTCCGGGCGGGTGAGTTGGCCTGAAACAGAGCGCGGGTTTTTTTTATTTTGGAGTAATAATGCCATTTTTTATATCAAAGAAAAAAATTGAATTAATGGTTCAAAAAAAAGTTACATATCGTTGTGAGTTATTCAGGAATAATTTTGAAATGAGTATAAAAATAGGTGAGCTTGCTAAGAGTTTCGAAATAAGTCTATTAAAGCAACGGTATAATTCCGAGATTAAATTTTTAACCGATATTTTAGAGGACGAAAAAAATAAAACAAAGCGACTAGAAGCTATGCTACTGGAATGGGAAAGGAGAATGATATGCCCGATAAACCAAACAACCAACCGGTATTTCCGCAGTTAAAGGTTGATTTCGGGTTTGTTATTACAGATCCGTTAAAACCTGGAGTTACATTACTCGACTATTTTGCAGCAAGAGCGATGAAAAGTATGATATCTTATTTGTATTTCACAGAGTATGGTGAAGACGGACACTTTTACAGAAATGATGAAATTGCTAAAAAATCATTTGATATCGCTGTTGCCATGCTACGGGAACGGGAAAAGAGAATGCAATGAAACACTCTATTTGCGGATTCAATCATCTCGAATTACTTCTCAACAAAATAGATTGTGTGGATGTTCAAATAATCAGGTGTATCGTGGATTTCCGCGACACCGGTAAAATGAAAACTATCCGGGTGAACGACAAAGAGTATTTCTGGATATCCTATGAGTGGCTTATAGACGAACTTCCGATATGCGAAATAAGCAGCAGTAAAATGGTTGGAAGAATAATGTCGAAGCTTGTTCAAAACGGATTAATGGAGCGATATATTGAGTTGGGGAATAGGACTTATTACCGGTTCATTGAAGAAAAAATAAAAGCCCTTGTTTCTTTTCCACAATACGACCGCGGTACTAAAATGGAAGCACCTGCCCAAAAAAGTGCAGCGGTCCCTGCCCAAAAAAGTGCAGGCCCTGCCTTAGAAAGTTCCGCCATATATCCTAATACAAATAACCTAGTAACAAAAGAAGATCAAATAAAAGAGATAGTCCCTGAATATCGTGAATGTTCTGATCTTCTAAAAAAGCGTGTATTAGAAACGAGGCAGCAGAAGATAACTGAAGAGACACTTATTAAATGGGACAACACTGTTCGGTTAATGGTACAGAGGGATGAACGGGCACTGGAGGATATTAAAAAAATAATAAATGAGTGTCATGACATGCCGCCCCGGCCGAACGGTTTTACGTGGCGCGATAATATCCTTTCAATGGACACCTGCCGAATGAGATGGAATGAAGGAAAAATCTATATTGGAATGAATAATAACGGGAAAAAACATACAGATATTCCACCAGGAGGATCACGAATAATATGACAAGAATTGAATTTGATGTAAAAATTAATTGGTTTCTTGAGTTTTATGGTGTTGTAATGACACAACTTCAGTGCGGTGTATGGTTTAAAATATTTGGTAAATTGAAGCCTGACGAGTTGCAAAAGGCTTTTGATTGGCACATTGAACACGATCAGTATAGCACATTACCGGCACCAGGTAAGATCACCTATGCTCTTGAGCAGCTTGCCGATGAATATACCAATAGCCGACGCAGCGAATACCCGATACCGTCAGCTCTATGGTGTTCAGTCATAACCGAGTTCCCTGAAAGGCAGAACTATCCTCATTTTCCACCTGAGCCTTCAGATCCACCTACAGACGAAGAGCTGGCACCATGGAAGAGACTCTATGACCAGATATGCCGTAAGCCGGAGTCGATGAGAAAGCAGGCCGTAATCGAAGCTATGGAAGAATTGGAAGTAAAATACAAGTGAATCAGCTCGATTACGCAACCGAACGGATACCCCCCCAGGCTATTGATGTAGAACTCACTGTTCTTGGATCAATGATAAGTGACAGCGATTGTACATCCATAGCCGTTGAACAACTAACCGAGAACAGTTTTTACCTCCCGGCCAACCGAACAGTTTTTACCACCATAGCTGATATGTTCGAAAAAAATATCAGCATTGACCTTGTTACCCTAGCAGAAGCGCTGAGGAAAAACGGAAGCATTGGGGATGTTGGAGGGGAACCGTATCTTGGGGAAATAGCCGAGGCTGTAGCGACATCAGCGAATATGGAGTACTATTGTGAAATTCTTCTCGAAAAAGAAACTGCACGAAGTTTAATAAAGTCATCCGCTGAAATAACCAACGAATGCTATGAGGGCAAAAACAGGGATGAGTTGATAGATTACGCCGAGGGTAAAATATTTGATATTTCGTCAAAAAACGATCTGCAACGAAACACCATTTATTCAATGACTGATGTGGTACGTGACACCATAGATGATATGTCGATACGTCACGATCCGGATAGCGAATATGGATATAAGACGGGACTCGCTGACCTTGATGGACTCGTTGGTTATTTTTCGGAGTCGGAATATATCATACTTGCCGGCAGGCCGGGCAATGGGAAAACGGCAATGATGCTCACTATGTCAGTCAATATGGCGCTGGCCGGGATAAAGGTGGGAATAATAAGCCTTGAGATGACGCGCAAACAGCTGGGATATCGACTAAACTCAATGTTTTCAAACGTATCTGTTTTTAAAATGATGCACGGATTCACGGCAAGACATGATTTACCCGAGGTTCAGAAAGCTTTCTCAACAATCTCTGAACTCCCGATATGGATAGACGATACGGCGAGAGTGGGAATAATGAAGGTCCGCAGCGTGATCCGGCAAATGATTCGCAAGTATGGCTGTCAGATATTTTTTATAGACCACCTGCACATGATGGATTATAAGAGGCGTGAAGAGTACGCGGAGTTGAGTGAGATATCGGGGTGGATTTTCAAAACAAAAAAAGAATTCAACATCCCTATTATTTTACTGTGCCAGCTCGATAAGCCGGACCGGAAAAAGAAAACCGGAAGACCAAACTCAGCTGACCTCCGAGGAACCGGAGCACTGCACCAGGATGCTGAAACAATCATTTTTGTGCACCGACCGGAACTGTATGACGACAAGCTGGAGCTGTCGGGAATGGCCGAACTGATAGTTGATAAAAGTAGGAATGGACCGATAGGTATAGCCAATGTAATGTTTGATAAAACGACGGTACAGTTTAAAAATATAGCGAAGGGGTTTTGAGTGATAGCAGATTGGAAATTACCTGATAGGGTTACAATTTTATTGTCGGGATATCGTTTTATAGATAATTACATGAATATTCAGAAACGATATTTGCGAAACGATGGTATGTCGGTTATTTGTGGAATGGAGAACCATGACGGAAAATGGTGGCTGCATGTATCGTGTGCTAAACCAGATCGATTACCGACGTGGGAAGATTTAAAGGAAGTAAAAAATACTTTCATTGGAAGAAACAAAAAAGCAATTCAGATTCTTCCAAATGAAAAAGATTATGTAAATATTCATCCGTACTGTTTACATCTTTATAATTGTGACAATGATATGCTTCCAGATTTTACTCACGAGGGACAATTATGAGTTATCCAGTATGCCCTAATTGTGGGGCGGAATACCCTCACCTATGCACTGATGGTACGTGGTTGTGCGACGAGTGTAGATATAGGTATGGTATTGCAACGAATGTTAAAATATCAGATGTTTTTTTACCAATGCCAAGTAAAAATTAAATGCCAAAATTAGAAGCCTATCACCATTACAGGCTAAAAGGATCTCCAAAGAATAACGAACATTTTATAATCCCTATTGCCGATAGGGAAGTAAGTCAAAAAATGTTTGATGAGTATAAAGATGTTACCAAAGGAAACGGGTCGGTTGCTATAATGGTCAAATTTGATTGTGTGGAGGAAATATGAGGAATATGAGTTTTTCTCTGACGACTGAACAGATACGGAATAAAACTAAATTTGTTACCAGACGACTTGGATGGAGATTTTTAAAGGTTGGAGAATACGTTCAGGTTGTTGAAAAATGTCAAGGATTGAAAAAGGGTGAGAAGATAAAAAAGATTACCGTTATAAAAGTGGTATCGACCGCAAGGCAAATGTTGAACGAAATAACACAGAGAGACTGTTTTCTCGAAGGGTTTCCAAAAATGACACCAAAACAATTTATTAAAATGTTCTGCAATGCAAACAAGTGTCCTGATGATATAGAGATTACTCGAATAAAGTTTGAGTACGTAATCAAAAAAAACGAAACAAGTGATTTAACGTTTGGATATCAATAATTTCCCCCTATAAAATAACTGCCAGTGATAGATGTGATTAGTGATGATTGTACTCGGCCGGATGCGTGGCGGAATACGGCGTAGGGGGTTTTTTAAAAGGACAAGGTATGATGTTCCCAAAAAAACGATGGAGTCAACCCGACGAGAGTAAAACCATGGTGGCAGAGTGCCCCGAATCGCTGATGCAGGGAGCGGTGGACGAATACTTGGCGTTGAAGCGGTTGAAGTACTATCGGATACCGGACGGCTTTTTTCGCTGGATAAAGATGAAAGCTCCGGCTGGTATACAGAAATGGTTTTTCGGTATGTTCGGAGGACAACCGGACAACACGGTGATAATTCCGCTGGGCGACGGTTTGGCTCTGGCGCTGTTGTTGGAACTAAAGACCCAGGACAGTAAGGGTAGAGCGATCGGCAAGCTCCACGGCAAGCAGAAGTGGGAAGGTGAGGAATGGAAGGTGTGTCGAAGCGTGGATGAAGCCATAAAAGAAATCGACAAATTTGAAAAAATTGCAGAAGAGTATAAAAAACTATTGACACCATAACCTTAATTGATTATATTTGATATTAATCAAGAAAGGGTGGTGAACATGAAAGTACGAGTTGATTACGATAAGGCGCAGGGAACGATGGTTTTAATTGTTTCGGCAGAAAACGAAACTGAAGAACAAATTTTAGATATTGCCCATCGAGATCATTTTCGGTGGTGTCGCACCCATATTTCTGAAGGAGAACACTCTGTATCTTTTGGGAGTCCGACGAAATGAAACTCCTTACTACTATCGATAATGGAAATGGTGACTGGGCTCGGTGGGTTCATGAAGACGACACTGTTTATTATCTGCAATCCACATACGATGAGCGGATGATTCCAAAAACTGCAGGGTTTGGATGGTGCCCGACGAAAAAAGTGTGGTATACCATTGACCGGGACAAGGCCGCGAAACTGGCGGAGTATGCAGTATCCACCGAACTTCGTGAAGAACTTGCCGGGATAAAAGTTCACCAGACGGTAAGCCTCGCAGCAAGCAGAGCGGCGAGTTCTAAAATGGAATTTCCGCATCCTGAAGGATATGACTACTATCCGTTTCAGAAAGCTGGAATCGAGTATTCGTTGCAGCGTGTGAATACTCTCAATTGTGACGAAATGGGCGTCGGGAAAACGATTCAGGCGCTTGGGTTTATCAACTGCAATCCGAGTGTTAAAACCGTTCTTGTAGTGTGTCCAGCATCGATTAAAACCAATTGGATCAACGAAGCTGAACGGTGGCTCACCAGGTCATTTAAAATGGCTATAGGGGATTCAAAGAGGGTTCCGATGCCTGAAGACGGGTACGATTTTGTGGTGATCAATTATGAGGTGCTGCGGAAGCTGGAAAACAACCAGCGGGTAACGAGTATAAAGTGGGATCTCGTTATTCTGGATGAAATGCATTTTATCAGGAATACTCGAACACTTGGCTTCAGGTCGATAGCCGGGGGAAGTAAAAAAGACGACGAGCGGGTGTACAACAAATTGGATGCAGCGCACATTATCGGGCTGACCGGGACGCCAGTATGCAATCGACCAGCAGAGTTATGGCCGTTGATTTCCCTACTCGATCCGGAGCACTGGAATCAAAAGACGTTTTGGTATTTTCATAAACGGTACTGCGACGTACATAGTAACGGGTATGGCATGGATTTTAAAGGCCACGCTTCAGATGAAAAGCTTGAGGAACTTCAGGTTAAACTTCGTGAGACGATAATGATACGCCGACTGAAAAAAGATGTGCTTACCGAACTTCCTCCAAAAGTGAGGCAGGTTATCGAACTCGAATACGACGAAACCGACAGCACGGTAGTGGCAGCGATCAACCGGGAGAAGGAATATATCGAACGAACAAACACCGAAGCTCTTGAAGTAGCTGTTGAGATTGCCAAGGCCGACGATGATGAACATGCTTATAAAGTGGCAATCGAACGGTTGGAGTCTGAAAATAAATTTAGGTTTGACGAAATGGCTGCAATGCGAAAATCCACGGCTATCGCAAAGATTCCCTATGTGATAAAATTCGTTGAAGATCAACTTGAAAATTCTGACAAAGTGGTTATCGCGGCATGGCACCACGAAATGATCGAGGCGATTGCAAACCATTGGAAAGACGAATCAGTTGCCATTTACGGTGATACTCCAATAGACCAGCGTCAGCAGTTGGTGGACTGGTTTCAAACTGATCCAAAGTGTCGCGTGGCCGTTTTGGGGATCAAGGCTGCAGGAGTAGGGATAACCCTTACCGCGGCATCGGTGATCGACGTTGTAGAGCTTCCTTGGACCCCTGGCGACCTTTCTCAGGTCGAAGACCGACTTCATAGAATAGGTCAGACCGACACGGTAAATGTGTATCACCTGGTACTCAAGGATTCAATTGATGTTCTGATGGCAAAAACGCTCATTGAAAAACAGGAGGTAGTAGAATCGGCACTGAATACCGTGCAGAATCGGGAAGTAAAAGTTGAGAAATCGACACGGTGGCTGAAGCGTGAACGGATTATCGAAGAGGCGCATGGTTTGACCACTGAAATAGTTCAAGAGATTCACGCCGCTTTGAAATATATGAGCGGTATGGACGGAGATTACGCGCGGTCATTGAACGACATTGGATATAATAAAATTGATACCAAGATAGGGCATGAGCTATCGGAGCGCGAATCGATTACCGCAAAACAGGCGGTACTTGCTAAGCATATTTTGAAAAAGTACAAGCGGCAAATACCTGAAAATATTTACAACAAAATATTTGCATAGATAACAATTATTCATTATATTTAAATTATGCCAGCAAAAAAAGAAATGTCAATAGGTAAATGCTCTGGTGTTATGGTTACCATCACTGGAGCAAACAGTGGTAAACTTGCTGATCTTGAGCAAGTAATGGTTCGGGAACGTCGGGTTGATGGAGTTAAAGATATTCCGAACGCCGACATTATTAACGATGCCATCACGGTGGCGCATCGGATAAAGTGTGGAGGAACAAATGAATAGTATTGATAAGCAAGTACGTGACCTCAACAAGCTGGAAAAGACTCTTCGAGGTATACGAATACTTGTTGTTGCTCGGAAGGATGGCACCATAAAAGTGAAGTGGGGAAAGAAACTCGACTTACTCACCGTGCCGTCGAAAGAGTGGGGAAATGAGATAAAGATGGAATTCGATGCTGTAATCAATCGAAAGGCGAACATGATTGCCGAGGCAATGGTTATAGTTCGCGGAGGGGTTGAGCAGTTGAATCTTTTTGGAAAGGATAAAAACGATGGGGATCAGGGACAAGACATGGGTGCGCCGGGACGGAAACGGGTATTGGATACAGATATCCAAGATACGCCGAGGGGAACGGAACATACGGACTCAATTCCCGCAAGAGTCGATAGCGGTACTGGCGAATAGCCTAGTCCTTGAGGGGCAGCGCGATCCTGTAAGGGGATATCTGTCGGACGATGAGGAATGGTTCGAGTACACTGACGGAGAACGTCGTCACAGGGCTGCAAATTATGCAATTGCCAATTTATCATGGGAAAAAACAGAGCTGTACTGTGAACTCGAAGAGAAAGTTTGCGGAAAAAAGCTTTCTGGAGCTGATCTGATACTGAAACAGCTTTCCTATGGTACCACCACAGAGCCTCTTTGTGCAGACGATAAGGCATCAGCCATAAAAGAATTGGTTGATGGTGGAATGAAAAAATCAGATATTGCAAAGAGACTCGGGTGTAGTGACCAGCACATCAGGGACCTTATCAAACTGCTCGAAGCTCCTGCCGATATCAGGCAGGCCGTAAAAGAAGGAGCTATAAGCCCAACGGCTGCACTTAAGACGGCCAGAGCACGTAGGGGTGTACAAACTGAGGTTATCGACCGGATTGCTCGTGGTGAGCGTGTGAAGAACACTGACGTTGATTTCAACGATGGCAAGCAGTCGCCAATGACATCCAAAGAGGTTGAAGCGCAAATAAAAATTGCGGACAAATATTTTTCGCTTCCCAAGTCTAGTGACAAAGACCGGGCGAAATATCGGGCGATGATAGAAGCATTTCGGATAACGCAACGACAGGCTGATCCTCTAAAATGATTGCAACTGATCACACTGCCATTAAAATGGCTAGAAATCGTGTCCGAATACAGCACAAAGTTTATTTATATGAGGCAGAGATAAATATTCTTTATGGGTTTGCTGGAGGAACTGTTTCGGATAACGTACATGCGATAGTAGCTTCGTTTTTAAGAAAGATTGGAAAGAAAATGGATTTTCTTAAAGAAAGAGATATTAACAGGATCAACGAGATACGCAGGGCCATTACGGCTTTGAAGTAGTTA